TAATCTCAGCTTCCATTTTCGGGAGGAAAAGTTCTTTGAATTTCGGATAACCAGACTGTGCCTCATAGTCATACTCGCCATTCATGCAAACGATAGGTGGAATATTTGAAGAAGTGCAGTCATATCCACGTTCTCGATGGATAGAATAGTAACGCATAAAATCTTCGACCATTCCTATCGGAGATACCCACCAACCACTGGCGAGTCTATGGGTAAATGTATCAACTACATCTATCATAGCTTCTCTGTAATTAGGTAGTTTATTACTTTGCGGGATAAGTTTTTCCGCCATCAGATTATAGCGATTATATAACATACGATCTACAGATGCAACAAACCCCCAAGAACCATCAAATGTTCTCTGCCCTGCTGACATACTATAGTCACCCAGTAACTTTTTCTGCTCTTCATCCATCTCAATACCACTCCAAAAATCTATTTTGGTTTGAGTATTTTTATTGTATGGTGGAGAGAAATTCTCGATACAAGAAGCACTGTGTATAATTAGTTTATCTAACCAACCAGTCTGTTCAGCAGCCATGATAGTCTGAGCAGTAGTTGAACAGTATCCGAAGAGGAAATTATTTTTATAAGAGTCTTTGTACTCTCGAATCACTTCAATAATCTGTTGGGCATTGTAATGTCGGTTATAGTCCCATCCACCTTTGAATCCGATGGCAGAACCGTAACCGATAACGTCAAAGCAGACAACATCAACACCCATCTCGCAGATTATCTCTGCATGGGTCTTATCATTGGGTAGCTTAAAATCCCACAACGCTCGAGATCCGATATTGTTACCAGTCCCGAGATAAACGACTTTGTCACTATTATTTGAAAAGTGTTTGGTGTAAATCTTACCACCATCAAAGTCGATGTAACGTTCAGTTTTTAACATTTCCTGTCACTTCTTCGTAGAGAGTTTCAAAGTCCTCGTGGTCTTGTTTCTCTTGAGTAAAGTTTTGTTTGTGATAAGTCTTTGCGATCTTATTAATAATCTTCTTTGGGAGTTGGAACTCAGCATTGAGTTCTTTCACAACCTCACGAATCAAATCGCTCTCTGCCTCTTTGCGAGTCATTGAGTTGCTAATCTCTTGGATAGCATCTTTGAACTTTTTACGGTCTGCTGGGGATGAAATCATATATTTCCTTAATCACAAGATGAAGAAGAGCCACTATCAGAAGAAGAACTGTCCGAGTAGCTAGAAGAAGAATCGCTAGAACTGTAGCTTGAATAGCTAGATGAACTAGAAGATTCATAAGAAGAAGTTGGGGTGATAGTTGGCGTATCATTATCCCAACGAACTGAACCAGATACAGTATCAGAAGAACTGTTAAGCGCATTCTGAAGAATCATCATGGTCAACATATCGCTGTTGTCATCAACAGCACGACGATCCGAGTAACGATCTTGGTGAGCGCGAGTCTCGACTACCTTAGTAGCAGAAGCAGGAGTATACAAAGATGTCATCTTCGATCGACGTTCAGCACGAGCCTGACGAATTCGTGCATTGTTTTCATCTAGTTCTCGCATCAAACGTTCATGATTTTCTTTTTCAAGACGTCTTGAACGGCGATAAGAATAGATCGCGATGCAACACAAGGTAGCCGAAGCTACCAAGAATCCAATAACAAAGTAGTCCATATTAAGCCTTGAACTTAAGAGTACTTTCGCCTCGGAAGAACATACCCAATACAACTACAGCACACCAAGTATCAAACGACACTGGAATTGCAGCTGCTGGAATCAACATGTTTACTGACCAGATAACAGCCAGCGGAAACAACACGACAGCTGCAACAACCAACAACAAAATCAAAATTTTACCCATAATAATCACCTTAGTAAGAAATAACTGAACTTAAACGGAAAGAGCGCCATTCGCTTTTTTCCACATCGAAAACTCGGATCGCGGATCCAACAGTGCTGGCAGTTTGCGCCTCTGTTGACTTTGGTCGCTTGTCGAGGGGAATCTTAGACTCGACAAGGGTGCATCGCATGGTACGCTCAGTACCATCGGATTTTGTGAACTTGACGGTTGCTTCGTTAGTGCGCAATTTTTCAAGAATGTTCTCTTTCAGTAGATCAAGGTTGGTTTGTTCTAGACTCATCATCAAATCTTTCTTTCATATTATATAAAAACGGTTTAAAAAACTCTTCAAATTCTCGGTTGGTGAACAGCATCTGGTACTTGTTGTCCAAGATGTAATCACCATTATCGTCAGGTAGTTGTTTGCGAAGTGTAACCTCAATGACATCGTAGTCATGTTCAATCACATCAACACTGGTCATTAGACCAGCACGAAACAACTCACCCTTGTAAAGAACTTTGCTCTCTTTCATAAGAATCCTTCTTGTGTTTAGCTTTGCGCGTGTACTTAACCCTACTCTCAACCACACGCATGCGGTACTTTGGAGTACGTAGATCTTTTGCGATAAGATCTCGAGGTTTTATAGGGTTATTATACTTCATCTTTCTTTACAAAGCAACTTTCATTGGAGTGTCTCGTGGGTTGCAAACGGTGTTTTCTGGTCTGCAATTAGTTCAAACAATAATTCTTCTACTTCTTGTAGTTCTTCTAGTGTAACATCAGTGGCAGGGAGAACTCCCTGCATAACCTTTAGCATCACTGCTTGTCGTTCTTCAGTCATTTCTTGTCTCCGAAGATATTGGACCATTGTTGCAATTTTGCCATCTTAAGACTCTTAGCCTTCATGACTGGTGCTTCACGCACAACACCTTTAGTGATCATCAAGTCAATCATACACATCAGATCGCCAATTTCTTCTTCGAGATGTTCTCGGTTGGTAACACCATTATGTGTGTCATCTAGACCAAACCGAAACACCTTGCTGATAGCCTGAGTGACTTCAGCACATTCTTCTTGGGTGATCAACATAATCTCCCGATTCACTTCATTCATACAATTCTCCAATGTCATATTCAAAACGATCTGCCATACGCTTCAGAGTTTCGTCTGGAACGTTGTGAACAGAACCGAATGAGTTCTGACACAGAATCACAGTAGGAATTATACCGTATTCTCGAGCAATGTCAAAGTAAGGTTGCAACTCTCGCTTAGTAGTGAATGTGTTAGACACTACAGGAGAGAACCCACGGGTCAACAGCTTGCGTGTTTCATCTTGACACCACTGGTGGGCTTCACCCAACTTAGCGATATCGAATGCATAGTCTTTACCCCAGAACTGGTCTGTCTCAAGATGCCAATACCAACCAATCAAGTTCTTAGCAAGAGTGGACTTACCAGAACCTGGAAGACCACGGATTAAAAGCAGTTTCATATTTATCTCTTTATCAACTCTAACACAGTGAATTATGCCCTAAGTCAAGTGTTTTGTCAAGGGATAAATGAAAACCCCTCTTTGCAGAGGGGTTATTCTAATTGGAAAACTAAAGGATTACAATACTGAATTTGCAATCAAGAAACCTTCAATTTGACCACCAACAGCGCTAGTTCCTTGGCTAGATTGAGCTTGCCATTGGATGTCGGTCTTTTCAGTATAAGGTCGAGCGCAAACTTTACGAGAGTTATATGTTTGCACGAATGGGAAAACAATAATAGAATTCTTAACACCGTTCACATCTCTAGTATAAGAACGATAGTTTGCAGTCTGAGATCCAACTTGGTTTGTTAGAATGTTAGCTTGAGTTAGATAGAAAGTATAACCAGCAGGAACAGTATAAACACACATCTGACTACGACCTGCATCTGGCATGATAGTTGCGCATTCAATAGTTTTATTACTAGTACCAATACTAATGTTACCTACGTTAGAAGTAGATGTAGTTAGGCTCATAGTTTGAATTCGGAGATAACTTTGTGTTGTCATGACTCCAGAAGTTCCATTTGTCAAATGAACTGTTTCGCTAATAGGATTATAATTTGAGTCTAAGCCATTAATCAAAACATAAATGTCAGTATCTGATGCTGAGCTACTCCAAACTCTAAGTTGTTGAGTTGTTGGGAGATATACATAAGGTCTATTATACTCCCAAATAGCAGCCCAATCAGTTCCAATTGTAGCATTATAACCAGCGATACTTAATCCAGTAACACCTGCAATTTTACCACGAGCAACTTGAAGTTCCCATGGGATACCAATTGCACCACCAGCATATGAAATCTGAACTGGTATTGGTTCTTGATTTACTATATTTACAAAGTAGTCTTGTGACATTTAGTTTCCTTAGATTGGGAACCAAAGCCAGATGCCTTGGGTCATTAGTAATAGGGCAAGAGCACCCACTCCCCAAGAACCCCAATACATGCGAGTATCAACTGCAATGATGGAGGCTGATAGTAATACAATAGCTAACTGGAATAACATACCAGCGAATGTCAACCACGGGCTATGTAGCTTGGCTTCATTCCGCATCTCTTTTAGATGAGTTGCTTTGGCAAGTAGTTCTTTCTTACCTTCCATTGACTTTGTATCAGATTCGTAACGATCGATCTTCTTTTGTAAAGCAGCCTTACGTTCTGGAGACTTAGCTTCTTCTAATTGTCCTTCAGCGATAGCTTGTTTGATAGACTTGGCTTGAAAGAAGCCATATGTATCACTGGCTTCGATTAGGTTAGTCATGGCAGTGCCACTAAATGAATTAGAGTAGTAAGTGTTAAGCGCTAAGAACAACGCCATAACAACGATAACTAAACCTGCTTTATCTTTGATTGCAGCTTCACGTTCGCTGCGTGTCGGTACTTTTTTGATTTCTTCTGCCATATAATTCCTTTTCGTTTTGATTATTTATTACTTGATAAAAACTAGAACCTTGGATATGACTACGGCTATACCAACTACCATTAGTAGTCCTACTGCGCTAAGAATCATAACTGTGCCTGCTGCTAGTGCTAGGCTGTATTCTAATAATGTGTCCCATTTTTGTTTCAGGGTCATGTTATCTTCCTGTCCAGACTTTTGGTGCAGCTTCTATTCTTCGCTGCTCTTCTGTTTTTGGGATCCACTCTTTACCTAGTTGTGGATACTTTTTGATTCGGTCTTCGATAACTAACGCGATCATTATACCAATAGCAGCACAAACGATAAGCGCACCTATACCTATGGCCATCTCTGCCCATAGTTTTTCAATACGTTTTCTTTTTCTGATTGCGCTAGCATGGTCGTTTCTCATCTGCTTGGCGATAAGAACACGTTGCGTTGCGCCCATCTTCTGCATCATTGCTTCTACTTCTGAGTAGAGAGCGCCGAGTTCAGGCGGGGATTGGTAGACCATTAGTTCACGTAGATCTACAGACATCTGCTCTAGTTGCTTGCGCATTAGAACACGCTGTAGAGCACGTTTGCCGAGAGAGGCTTCACCCGTATATACTTCGTTTTCTGCTCTGCGTTCTTCTTCTTCGAACACAGCCATACACTTGTAGAAGTTATCATAGTAAGTACCAAGATGCTCACCGATTTCACGGTAGATGCCATCGTGTTCGCCAGAGTTGGCTTTCTTGTTTAACTCAATTACTTCGTTCTTTTCACGAATGAATTGGTTTTTCTGCTCTACTGTGGGTGGTTTCTCAGGTGGGTGTAATTTATGGAACTGGTCATCCAGATCCTTGAGAACGTCTTTGACTTCTCCAGCAGCACTCTTGATGTCTTTATAGAGCTTACACCCCTGCTTCACCGCTGCCACAGCGGAGTTAGCTAACATAAACAGAGTTATTGGATCCATATCACCTCAGTGATAGGATTAATGGTGTGGTTTATCGAATCAGTTTTGATTGATATAGACATAACAAAAAGACCACATCCGTGATCTTTTCTGCGCATTGCGAATCCTAATATTATAGTTGTTGTAAGGATGTTACAACATATTTAGGATTTCAGCGTTGCAACTCGTCCACCTCAACTTCGATTGTTCTGACATCCACGTTTGGAGCACCCTTTACTTTGTTCAAGAATGACTGGGCTTTAGAGCCAATATTCTCTTCACTGTTCTTTGGGTAATTCTTAGAATACAGTTCTGGTTCCCAGTCTTTAGGAGCTTCCTCAACTGTAACATTAAGATCATCTTCATTAGTTAGAGCGATGTTCTCTTGTGCTTCCTTAGCAGCTGCGGCTAATGATTTCTCTGGCTCTGGTAGGTCGAGTTCTTCCGCAGTTTCAACAGTATCTTCGATATGAATTTCTATTGGAGCAGGTGGTTCTGGCAATTGATAATCGTCTTCAGGTTCTGGAACTTTAGGTTGTTTCTGTTTTAAGTTCCAGTTGGCTGCAATTAGCAGAAGAACAGCCAGTGGATCAAACACAGCAACAATCATCATAGTGACGAATCGAACTGCCTTTTCAAGGATGTCATCGGTTGGAGTACCTTCGTAGATTACAGCTGCGATGTACTTGATTGGACCTACTTCAGCCTCAACCTTTCGTACTTCAGACGCGATGGGCGCACGTTGCTCTTGTAAGGCAGCAAGGTTAGTCTGTGATTTGGATATTTCCGAAGCCAATTGACCACGTTCTTTCTGCTGCGATCTACGCAGAGATGCTGCTTTAGTGGCACCGTTTTCATTATCTGTGCGTGCCATTGTTTGGTCAACAGCCTCATCCATCTGTTTAAGAGCTTTGCGGTTTGCATCAATGTTATCTTTCTCAGTTCTAATCTTCTCATCAACAATATTCAATTTAGCAACAACATCACCCGATGGCACAGCTTGATCCAAGTGAGCCTTAGATAAGAATCCGAAAATGCCCATAGAAGTAAGGAACATTAGGATTAGTAAGGAAATCGTGAAGTAGGTTTTCATCAGCATTGGAATTTGTTTCCAGTTGCGATACAACCAAGATGCGATTACAAGTTTAGCTGCTCCGAGCAGCGCTCCCATAATAGCGATAGGAATTGGTGCTGACGCAAAGATAGCCATTAGACCGACGATGGCGTACCATTCGGCGACTGTGGATAATCCTAATGCGATAGCGAAAAGTAGATATGTCATAATTTATTCTTGATATGAGAACCATGGACTCGGACAGAGATTTGCCCATTATAGTAGTCGTCTGATTCTAATACTCTCCTTGAAAATTGTTCTCTTGCTTCTATGTATGAACACTCAGCCTTGGACTTACAAAAGAAAAGAATCTCGCGAGTGAAGTTCTCTTTTCCTAGTTTTTCTACATCTTTAGATAATTCAACCGATGATCCATAGTACTCAATCCAATCAGAGTCAATCTTGGACTTGATCTTCTTTTTCTTCTTTACACCATTCTTCTGAACAACTGTCTTGTAAGTTGTCTTAGAAAACTTGGCTAACTTTTTCCCGATATACATACGACTGTTGGCTTTGTTCGTAATTAAATAAACAAAGCCAACGCAGTCTTCGGGCAACTCTTCAACGATAATATTATTAAATGTCCACATAGTGGACTATTTATTAGTTCTCTTCGTCGAAGTCTTCTTCTTCATAAATGTCTGCTGAACAAACTGGACAGTAGACGATATCTGATAGATTGTGGTCATCACCCTTTACAGTGATTTTACCTTCTGCCTCACAAGATTTACATTCATAGTGTTTTGTAATCATTACTTTGCCTTTCCCCATACATCGTCCCACGTACCACCGAGCGCACCCTTAGCGTAATCAGTAACACGGTTCTCAAAGAAGTTACCATGCACTGGTGCATTGATCATTTCTTCTACCCATGGTAGTGGATTCTTCTTAACTTTAAAAATACCCTTCATTCCTAATGAGATTAGGCGACGGTCTGCGATATAACGAATGTATTGCTTAACTTGTGCTGATGATAGATCACGCATGTCTGCACCAGCAAAAGAGAGATCGATGAACTTATCTTCAAGTTCAACCATTTTCTCTGCGATTGTATATATCTTTCCTTTGAGTTCATCATTCCAAATCTCAGGATTTTCTTTGACGAACTCTTTGAATAGACGAATCATATTCTCGGCGTGCATCGTTTCATCAACAATAGACCAAGTAACAATCTGCCCCATACCCTTCATCAAACCATGACGAGGAAAGTTCAATAACATAATGAATGACGAGAACAACTGCATTCCTTCAGTGAAAGCAGAGAACACAGCGATGTGTTCAGCAGTCGACGCTAGTGTTCCATTGCGAGAAGACAACTCAGTAACATAATCATGTTTATCTTTCATCTCTTGGTATTCCAAGAATTGACTGTATGTTACTTCAGGAAGACCTAGTGTTTCAATCAAGTGAGAGTAAGCAGCCACGTGTAAACTTTCACGAGCAGCAAACCCCAGAAGCATCATCCTAATTTCAGGCTGAGGAAAATGGGGAAGGTAATTATTAACGTAACCACCAGCAACGTCAATGTCACCCTGAGTAAAGAATCTAAAAATATTAGTAAGGAATGTCTTTTCTTCATTTGTTAGTTTCTTTTTCCAATCTTTAACGTCTTCCATCATTGGTACTTCAGTGTGTAACCAATGCGCCTGTTCGTGTTTTAACCAAGCGTCATATGCCCATGGATAGTTGAACGGCTTAAAGTGTGTGCGTTCATCCATCAATTTACTATTATTCTTCTTTACCATCGTCCAACTCCAACATAATACCGAGAGTGGGATCCACTCCGATAGATTTAACTTTTACTGCGCCCTTGTCTGTATAAACATAGACAGGGACGAGTATCTTTTCCTTATTAGTCTCAGCTGCGTCTTGCCAGTGGAGATATTCTTCTCCCCACAGTTTACGCATCTGAGTAGCTAGATCGTACGCGTCCATTTAACCCTCACAAGCTAGACATTCGTTACCTTCTGTCAGCGCATGCAGATCAATCTCTTTCATAACTTCACGTTCGATACGCTTACTAACTTTGTCAGCCTTAGCGATCTTGTCAGAACGACAGTAGTACATAGTCTTCAGACCTTGCTTCCATGCTTGGAAATGAACAGCATGGATATACTTGATATGACTATCAGGTCTAAAGAATACGTTTAGAGACTGAGCTTGGTCTATATGTACTTGCCTATCTGCGGCGTGTTGGACGACCCAGCGCTGGTCGATTTCCATAGAAGTTTTGAAAACATCTTTTGTCCAGTCGTCCATCCAATCGATGTGCTGAACTGAACCATCATTCGCAATGATGCTCGACCATACTTCATCTGCCCAACCCTCTTTATGATTGACTGCTTCTTTTTGGATGAGTTCATCTAAGTAGCGGTTCTTGTTTAGGTGAGAACCCGATAGAGTGTCTTGGCGATAAGCATTGGCACGATAAGGTTCAATAGAAGGACTAGTATTGCCCATGAGAATGGAAGAAGAAGCATTGGGAGCGATAGCCATAAGGTGACTAAAGCGGTTCCCAGTCCCCACTGCATCAGGCGCTTCACCTCGTTCCAATCCCAACTGTTTGTTCGCTTCATCTAGCTTTCCTCTCACATGTGCAAAGATTTGTTTGTTACGTCCAACTGCAATACTTGATTCCCATGGGATACTATTCTTTTGCAAGTAGGCATGCCAACCCAACGCACCGATGCCGATTGATCGCTCACGCATTGCGGAATACTTTGCTCGCGCGATGGTGTCAGGTGCATTATCAATAAAGAACTGAAGCACATTGTCAAGCATTTCTGCAATATCAAGAAGGAATAGAGTGTCGTTCTTCCATTCATCATAGTACTCCAAGTTCAAAGAAGACAAACAACAAACAGCTGTACGCTCTTCATTTGTTGGTAAGATAATCTCAGAGCAAAGATTAGATTGATGAACCTTAAGACCTAGATCCTTCAAATGTTGAGGTAACTTACGGTTAGACTCATCAATAAAGTGAATGTATGGTTCACCAGTCTGCATGCGCATCTCAAGGATACGTTGCCATAGTTCTTTGGCTGACACAACTTCACGAATGTCACCAGAAGCTGGATCTTTTAATTCCCATGAGTCATCAGCATGGTCATCAACCATGGCGCGTTCAATGATTTGCATGAACGAATCTGGAATGTTAATACCATGGTGTAGATTCAGACAACGCATGTTCTGATCACCAGTTGGTTTACGCATCTCTAGAAAGTTAATGATATCAGGATGATCAATACTTAGGTAAGCTGCGTAAGAACCGCGACGAGTGCTACCTTGCTTGTATGCCAATGAAGATGCATCATATGTCTTCAAGTGGGGCATAACGCCAGTAGACTTGTCAGAAGCAGAACGAATACCGAAACCAATACCAACACCACCACCCATCATAGACAACCAGCTAGTTTCGCTGAAGTTATCAACTAATCCCTCTGCTGTGTCTTCAATATAGTTTAAGAAACAGGAAATTGGCAGACCACGCTTGGAACGTCCGAAAGATAGAATTGGCGTTGAATACGACAACCAGTGCTTGCTTGAATACCCGTACAGGCGCTGAGCATGCTCAGGATTACTACCAAAGGTAGAACTAACAAACGCGAATCTCTCTTGTGGTGACGTTTCGTCATCCTTCATGTAACTTTCTTTTAATCTAATTCTACCCAATTCATCGAACAGACTATCTCTGGTGTAGTCTACTTTGATCCCATGTACAATGTCCATGTAATACCTTTGTTATTATTGTTTTGGTGTGAGAGTTTCCGCCATTGGGAAAATCTCGGCGATAATTCTTGCGCATTCCAACGCAATGTCTCGGTGTTCGAGTTGTGTACTTTCATCAGAGCGAACTTTGATAAAGTGAATCCAGCTACGGATTGTACCATTCATATACATACGACTTACCGTGTTACCTTCTGGAAGGACAGCACGTGCTTGTTCTTTTGCGATACCAGCGCCTACTGCCCATTTGTAATTCTCAGTAGCCAATGAAATTACTTCTTGTTGACGGCGTTCCCATTCTGCAACTAGAAACCGATCGTCTTCTGAATTCATATCTAATTGAATACTATTCTGACGGTTCTTGGTATCTTGGAGTCTAGCTTCACGAGTGACGAATGATAGATCCTTGGTAGGATCTGCATATCGTTGTGAAAATTCTTGGAAAGAGAAAGAGCGGTGGCGAAGAATCTGCCTTGCGATGTCACGTGTAGTTTCGATCTCCAGACATGCCGATACCATTTCTAATGGTGACCAGTGCTGGTGTTTGATCAAATAATTTATAAGTTTTTCCGAGGTTCCCATGTTGTACTGGTTGCTCGGATTGGATACACGTGCGCAAAAAGCAATAAGTTCTTGCACATCTGTCAAACCTTCATCGTACATCTCACGAGAGGGTTTGCTATAACTAATCATTCTAACTTTCATATTTTCTTCCATGTACTAAATCTAAGTGTCGCTTCAATTCCTGAAAAGGTATTTGTATTTATCGTTTCCAGAATCTCCTCGGGTGTCAAACCACCCTTAATTATCATATCATTGATGTCTTTTTGTTCAATGTTCTCGGGGAACATACAAACACTGTATCCAGCTTTGATATTCTTCTCGAGCAATTTACAGATGTCTCTTGCTCGAGGTTCATTGTCCATTACTAACGTTGCATTAGTAAGAAGGCTCCGCACAGTAGGGGTGTCAAAAGAGCTTCCTGACACAGCAATGCAATTGGGGATGAAGAGAGAGTCGAGTGGACCTTCCACAACATAGATTCGTTTGCTAAAATCAACTCGGTCGAGTCCATAAATTTTCTCCTCAGTCTCATCGACTTTAATGGTATAATACTTAGGTTGTTCATCTCCGAAGGCTCTGCCTTGAAAAGCAAAACACTTACCAGCATTGGTAAAGAACGGAATGATCAGTCGTGGGTGCTCATCGACAATTGGCTCTTGGAACTTAGGTGTTACTGAATTAACAAACGCTTTGAACTTAGGAGCAAAGTAAAGAAGGTTCCAAAACTCTCTGGGAATCTTCCTGTCGATAAGTGTCTTCATCGCAGGATGAGTCAGTGGTAACTTATCCATACGTGTAAGTTTTTCGAGAATATCATCCTCGAGTAATTCGATCTTTGGAGTTTCTAAGACGACTTGAGTGTCTGCAAGGTCTTTATGGTCATGATAACGGGTAGCGCCAGCCTTGTAACGCTCAAGAACATACTCATCGTATAAGGTTGTATCGACATACTTGATAAGGTTGCCGATGTTAGAAGAATAACCACACTTGTGGCACTTTGCAAGAAGGTCTGCTCTGGCACGATAAATGTATCCACGAGCTTTGTTTTTGTTACGTGAACTATCCCCACAAACTGGACAGCTGTAGTTCCAGAGATAGTCTTTCTTTTGATTGAAATTTCTTAGACGACTGCCTAAGATTTGAGCATACTTTGCATCAATGTATAACATAACGAAACTCCACGTGTAAGGGATTATTATACCCTAACGTGGAGTTGCAAGCAAACTTTATTTGCCGAAGAACTTTGAGAAGATCTCTAGGTGTCCTACAACATAGCCGATGGCAATTGCACCACCGACGATCATCCAGCGCCACTGTTCTAAAGTATCAACGCGCTTTGTAATTTTGTCAATGTCAGCTTGAATTTCTTTTTGAATTTCTACATGCTGTTCAGTTGACTTTGTTGAATTTGCGATCATTTTCGCGGAAATGCTCTTGTCCATATTGTCGATCTTCTCCATAATCTCTCTGTTACCAGTAGTGATACGCGAATGGACTTCTTTGACGTCAGCTTTAAGGTCTTTGACATCATCTTTGATACCTTCGACTTGTGCTTCCAATTTTGCGATTCTTTCTGTTTCCATGTCACTTATTATAGATTGATTGTTGTTCTTTAACCCACTCTTGTAGAGACTTTAATTGTTCTGCAACTTTATAGTAGGTTGTGTAATTGGTTGAGACGGTTTCGGCAACACCAGAGAGTTTAACACTGGAGGCTCCACCATCAATACCTCTGGTGGAGTCGGGAACTTCATTGCGACTGGCACTGTCGTGGAGCAAGATGAAACCATTAGGGATAACACACTGACCATCAGCGTTTGCGTCAATATATTTTGGTATCTCTTTAATGATGGCATTGCCATTCTCCTTGATCACTTCGACTTTAGTTACATACTTTGTTACTACTCGCGTAGTAGTATCGGCTGATGCAGCGTCTTTTTTAGCCATCTCTATCTTTGCGTCAGCAACTTTTGCTTCCCAACGTTCTTGATTAGAGATACCACCTTCCATGTAAAGTCCAAAGACTAAAAGGAAAGCAGAACCTACCTTAACAGGTAGTAGATATTTATTAACCAGAGGAATTGAGCCCACGAAGAATGATATGAACAATCCTACTACACCAGCCAATAAGACTAGATGGAATATCCATGAAGGTAGGAAGTCAAGTATCCACATGTTATGCGTTCACTGGTGAACCACGGCGAGCCATGATTTGATACTTCTTGATGTTTTTCTTTTCGATTTTTGGTTCTTGAACAGATACTGGACCAGCAGTATTGTTTGTTGGAGCACCACCAACTGCAGCGACACCCATACCGTCTTCAGCTAACACACGGTTGACGATGATTTGTTCTTCGGCAAGAACAACGCTGCTTTCGATAATACGCATGATGTGCTTATATCGATCTTCCATTAGAGATGTAGTACGTGAACCACTCTCATAGTATTCTTTGACTAACCACAGAGCACCAACAAGAGATTTCATACGATTCTCACCACCTGGAAGGCGGTTAAGAATCTTCTTCATATTGAATACTAGACGGTTCAGATATGAATATGCGTCTCGTTCTTGGTCAGTAGTGAGTGAGCTAACTTTACGTAAGTTATTGCCATGATGGTCAATGATTCCCAACTTGAAGGCTTCTGTGTCTTCGAAGTTCTGAGTGATCATTCTAACGATCTTCATTGCTATTAAATTGTCTACAATGCGACTCATTAAATCTTCCTTAAAGTGGCGATAACTGTTTCGTCTAACTTGATCTCAGAGAGGATGATACCATACTCTGCGATCGATTCTGGCATACGATCAAGATAAACCAAGAAGGTTATCAAGACATCCCAGCAAGATTCTTCTACTTTGTAGAACAGCATTCTTGTAGCTGCGTCACCAAAAATATTGTATAAAACTATAATGTGGTTAAGTATAAGTCTCTCTCTTAACTCACCGTTGTTTTTATAACGTGACAACAGTTTTTTAAGATAGAGTATTTTCTTTAAGTCTTCTTCAAACTCAATGAGACTATGACACTGTGTGTTGTCATAGTGATGCATCGCATAAAGAAGGAAATTACTCTCATTTAGTTTTTCAGTCATACCCTACATTTCAAAAAAATGGGGGAACAATTCCCCCATCATTACATAACTATTTATTAGGCGTCTGCAAGGATGGCATCGTCGCCATTATCACCAGCAGCAACTGCTGTACGCTTCATTGGTACAAGACACTCAACCTTATGACGTGTCTCACCTTGTGAGCCAGTGTAAGTAGTATACTTGTTCCATCCTGGTGTCTTAAGACCTTCAGCACGGTTAGCAGTAATACCAGCTTCTGTCAAATCTTCAAAGTAAACTGATGGTGCAGTAAACTGAAGAGTATGAGCAGTACCTGCCGCGCCAGTAGTCAAATTAACAGCAGTACCTGCAGCGGCATTTGCAGCAGTAGTAGCTAACTTGATAAGTCCTTGCCCTGCTACGATAGCAAAGTAAGTAGTGCCAGATGTCAAACCACCAATAGCTGTGCCGCCACCATTTGTATAAAGAACAGGTTCGCCTATTTCATACATGTGACCACCAGCAGAGATGTCGATAGTTTCGTTTGTTAAGTTGACAGCTGTAGTAGCGTCAAAAGTAACTTTCTTAGTTAAGTTCTTTGGCTTAGAAGCCAGAGTATCTGTGTCAGACCATAGTGCCATTTTTAGTTCTCCTTGTGTGGACTATTATTATTTATGCAATTTAGAATTGCCGAGATTTTTACGAGCGCCAGACTTTGATCCGACTTTACGACCAGCTTTTGGTGCATCATCATGATCAGTTTCTGGTTCATCCTTTTGAAGAGAACCACCATAACGTGAACCCTTCTTAACACCAGAACCACCACCTTGCTTAGCACCATCGTACTTAGCTTTGTATTCTGGAGTTCCTGGCCACATACCTTCTTTCAATGCTTGGAGCAAATCAGAAACAGTGTAACCTTCTTTACGAACTGGCTTTGGTGCCTTTTCGAAAGTTTCTTCGTGTGGCTTTTGACCAGCAGCATTTACCAAATCAGACTCAACAGCTGGCTTCTTATTCTTAGGAGCAACTGGTTTGTCTTTTTGTTCTGGAGTCATTGCAGCGATAGCAGCTTCTTCCAACTCAGCGTCTTCTTTACGTAGAGCACGACCGAGTGCCTTGTTGTGTGCTTGGCCAGTCTTATGTTCTGGTTCAGCATCAGGTACTGGATTGTTTAACTTAAAACGAGCACCACGAGAAGCATCCATCATCTTACGCTTTGTAGCGTTTTCTTTGTTGCGTTCTTCGATCTGTTCAACTTCTTCTTTTAAATCAGAGTGCTTGATCTTAGTCTTTGGACCATCATTGGCAGAGTGTAGATGAACATCATCACCTTGACGCTTGGCAGTCCAGTGACGACCATCTTCAGTCTTGAACTTGTGTTCTTGGTTATCACTTAATGAGTGAATAGCTTTGTGATGTTCTGGGTGCATTGGAACAGAGAAAGAAGCACCATGGTGTGCAGTCTTCATAGTACCCCAAGAGTATTTCTTAGTCTCAACTTTAGCATAGGCTTCGTCGATAACTTCAACTTCTTCGTTCTGCTTAGCCATTCCAACTTTACCATTCTGTGGAATGCCCATTTTCTTCTGTAAGTCTTTCTTGTGTCCTTCATCATCTGGACCACCAAGAACTTCAGCTGCTTTCTTGGCAACTTTCTTAACAGCGTCCATTACACCTTCTTCAACTTTTTTCTTCTTTGATGGTGTATTAGTTAATGTAGGAATAGAATCATCGCCAGACGATTGTAATGTACCTTCTTTAACTAAAGTCTTGAATGATTTTAATCCCATTTCTTTCTCCTGAGTTTCTTCTGCTATACGTGAACGATTGATAATAGATTCTTCGATAGTCTCTTCTTTAAGAGACATAGCCTTTTCGTGATGTTCTTCAGACTTTTGAGCATGTGTATCTGCTACGCTATGACGACCCTTCTCAGAGTGCCACTGTGAAAGGTTTTCATGATGGTCAGCCATATGCATATGGTAATCGAATGGTCTAGCTTGAGACTTAGCTGCTTCAGCAGAACGTTTGTTTTCTTCAGACTTTGCATAAGCATCAGACTCTTCAGACATTGTACGGATCTTAGAAACAATCTTACCGTATGTCTTAGCCTTTGGATCTTTTGGAGCGATAACTACTGGAGACTTTTTCTCATAAGCACCACGTTTTTCTTCTTCAGCCATAGCTTCCTCGTGAATCTTATAACCTTGCTTTGTGATATGAGCACGAGCTAAATGTTCCAACTCATGTTTCTTACGAGTAGTCAATGGAGTAGTAACATGACGTTCATGTTTCTTACCATCTTCAACTCCAGGCTTTGATACATTATACTTATAAGTGTGACGATATAACTCGCCACCTTCGTCATCTTCACGTTTCTTTTTAGCGAAACCAGTACGGTTGTCGTGGACACTTTCCATCATCCCAGCTTTGCGCTTAAGCGCAGCAATGATGTGTCCACGAAACCCACCTTTATTTTTCTTATTGGATAGTTCTTGTTTGGCAAGATTCTTATCATCGAAGTCTTCGAATTGCATCTCTTCCTCTTTCATATGCTTAAAGTATTCTACTTGTTTTAATCGTTTCTTGGCACCAGCAAGTGTTGAAGATTTGCCGAGATTTTTATTACCGTGTTCGCTTTCAACTTCGTAACCACCTGCAACCTTTTCGATATGCTCATTGGTCTTTTGTGGAGCAGGTTTCTTTAGAAGTTCGTCTCCAGCTTTACGAGCAGAAGCTGCTTTCTCTTGCTCGCGTTGGAATGCTTTCTGCAGCTTCATTGCTGCAGTCATACGAACTTCCATAAATGATTGGTAGCTAATGGCTTCTTCTTTAATACCAGAACCATGACGAACATCCTTCATTAACTCATGAGCATGTTTATCAGAAACGTGAGCTGGAACGCCCTTACGGAATTCACCGAAGTTACCTGCATGGGCATGTTCGCGCATCTTTGTACCAGACATTCCAGATGTACCCTCAGAGTCTGGATCACGTTCACCAGATGAGTGCATTGTGATAGACTTGAATTTAAAAGAACCATGCTTGTGTTCTTCACCAGTGTTGTACTTGTGAAGAAGGTCATGCATTTCTTTATGGCGATCTGAACCAGCAACTACGTGTAGGTGTTCAACACCACTCTTATGTAGTGCAGCGGCATGATGAAGAATCGTTGGTGATTCTTTAGAAGCAGCTTTAACATTAGTCTCTGAAGAGTAACGTTTGATATGTTTAATTTTCTGTTCAGCACTAAGAGGGTTTTTCTTAGCGTCTTGAGAGTGAGAAACGATTAGGCTATGTGGAGCATTATGTTCTTTGGCAACAGCATGTAGTTTATTGATAACTTCCATGTGGCCAGTTGTAGGTGGGTTCATTCGAGCAAATGACATAACATGGTGCTTTTCAGAACCATGCCCACCAGCATCTTTAGCTTCGAATAATTCTTTGAATGATTTCATTTTCTTACTTTCAACAAATTAGCTTTTGCAAACTCGGCACGGTTCACTAGTTTAGTTGGTTCATTGTCATGGTGAACAACAAAGCCTTCTGGCTTTGACTTCTGTCCAGCAATATGGTGTTCAAGACCACCTTCATGAGACTCTAAGTGTTTAACCAGAGTATTCTTGGCTTGATGTAGGTGGTGATGCATAGCAAACATGTTGTCGTAGTGAGACTTGTTTGCTTCGATATGAGATTGATGTTCAGCACCTTCAGCAGTCTTCTTTGCTTGACCAGCTTCAGACTTTAGTTTACCGACTGCCTTTTCATAGTGTCCAGCAACATGAGACTTGAAACCAGATGCTGTTGGGATCTGATCATTCTTCACAGTTGAGTTGATGTAAGTAGCCATGTGGCCACCTTCACCTTGATGGCGTTCAGTAGCTTTATACATAGAACCACTATGAGTATTATGAATATCTTTAGCAGCATTCATATGAGCATGGAACTTGTCTTGAGCATCTTTAGGATAAGATACTTTGCTTGTATCGTGCTCTGGAGACTTTTGGTAAACGTCTTTATGTGTACCGAAACCTTCGCTGCTGTGCAGTGGCTTTGCAGACATAGACTCTAAATCTTTACCATGGTATTGTGTATGAGTCACAATACCAACTTTAGACTTCTTAACTTCATCTGCTTCTTTACCGTGAGCAGTATAAGTGATAGTGTTTGGAGTAAAAGAAGCAGAACCATTCTCATGGTGAGTAACGTCTGTCTTAGAGTGCATCAAGTCACCTTGATAAACACCAGACTTTGGTGCTACCTTTGGTAGATGATCCAATGCGGCTTTTAATTTATCAGCAAGACCTGGAGCATGACCATGATGCTTATCGATGTCAGAGTGAGAATAGTTAATCTTTGGAGTCTTGTTGAACGCAGACTTAGAAGCCACAAAGAACTTACCAGACTTTGGGTGATGGCCATAAACAACAGCTGGAGAACCGTCATACTTCATAGACAGATTCGAGTTCTTTGCGCCAGAAGACATATGAGTATGGGCACGAAGTAATGAACCATGTGCATGTTCAAAACCTTTTGGACCGTGCAATAAAGGACGATCTTCAGCGTGATGGATGTGCTTTAGCTTATCACCAGATGAATCAGATCCATGACCTAACGCATCTTTTTCTTCTTTTAAGTAAGTTAGAAACGACTTCATTTTATCCCTTTAGTGAAGCACGTAGTTGCCAGCCATGCTTCTCATGTGTATCGATACGATCTGCAATAAAGTTGCAGAGACCTTGCTTATTGTCTTTCTGAGCAAGGGCGAATACTTTATTTAGGCTAGAGATGACTTCTACGTTTGCAGCTAAAGCTGAACGAAGCATACCTTCAATGTCTGGGATACCATTCTCTTCTTGAATAGTCTTGTGTTCATATAACTCTGAGATGCTCTTTGGAGCATAAGCATCTAATTTACGTAGGTTTTCTGCTAAAGGATCTACAGCACCATAGACATCATCATATAAGTCTCCGAAAAACTCATGGTATTGGCTAAACTCAATACCTTCTGTATTCCAGTGGAATGAGTGTAGTTTAAAATACATTACGAATGTATTTGCCAGAGCTATTTTTAAAGCTGCTTGTAATTCAGTCATTTGTTATTCTTTCTCCATGTTTTGAACGATTCTTTAAACATCGGATCAAATGGGTTTCTAAAATCATCTGGACATACACCAGTGTGTTCTTTACCGCACTGACCACATGGATCTACTTTAATCTGTGGGTGCTTCTTTGTTTTTGTTGGCTTAGTTTCAGTAGGCTGCACGTCTTGAATCCATTTAGAAGTAAGTTTACCTGATGCTTCTTTTACTAGCAAGTGGTTAGAACCACGCTTGACGATCTCAAATTGTTCACCATTTGATTCTACCATCTCTCCAACCTTAAAGATCTCTCCACGGAAATATTGTTCACGTAGATCATCTTTGACTAGGTTAATCTGTTCCTTGATTGCTTCTAATCCTGACCCCATTCTAACATCGTTCATCAAACGACGAGAGTCGATCTCTCTTACAGCAGTTGGAAGACCCTTCTTGAATTCTTCGTACAACCCTTTGGATGCGGCAGAACGAAGTGATTCATCAGAGTCTGGATCTTTCTCTCCAGCAGAGATAACCTCTACACCCAAACGACGGATAGCACCAGCTTTATCGGCGCTAGTTACAACTACGATATTCTTGTAGTTTTCTTTTAATTGTTTGATTAGGGCTGGAACTGCGTCCATGGACTCAACGAAGTTGGTCTTAGGAAACACCAGATTGAGATACTGGAGTTTCTTTTCTACTAATAGGGGATTCTTTTTGTGATCAGATGCAGAGGATGCATAGATTACGTGGTCTGCGCCTCTTTGTTCGGCGAGCTTTTTGACAGCCTTTACTACAAGTTCATGTCCCATTGTTGGAGGGTTAAACTTGCCACAGGCTAGAACCACCGTTTTGGATGGTAGTTCTTTTAGTAATTGTTTGTAATCTTTCATTTAATCCATCTATAAAGTAGTATGTTCTTATTTATCTATTACAATCTTTCTAACAATATTCTTAAGTATTTTGGACCAGTGTCGGAGGCAGTCGTCCCTCTAAACTGAAAGTCGATCTTATACTTACTATTATTGATAGTTCCTGTGAACTTAATCACAGCATATTTTCTCACACCAGCTTCTGGATACACATAAGAATCTTCATTGATTGGAGAAAGAGATATCTTGGCACGGGAACCTTTCGGGATCTTAGATACCTTAACGTCGCCAGCACCTTTCTTATGAATAACAACTACATCAGTGCCATATAACTCGGTTATAAAATCTTCGAGATTGGCTCTAACCTTTGAGTAGTTTACCTTAGTTGGTGTTTTACATCTATACTTTAATCCAAAACCACCCATCTTATACCCGTCCATTCCAAGGTAAGTACACAACTCAACTTGGGTAGATCTACCAGCAAAGTATTGATCGATAGCAGCAGATAAAATATAGAAAGACTTTGACATCTTCAGAGAACAGTAAATTTCTTTACCTGCTTTATTCTGTAGCGTAAGGTCTGTTAGTGTTCGTCCAGTGGAGTTACTAACAGATAAGTGTTTACCATCAAACACCAGAGCACGTTTTTGGTTCTTAGAACCCATTGGAACAACGGTGTGTTTGTCTTTCTGGTTAATCTTCATCACAGACTCCATCTGTGTGATAACGTCTTGGTGTTTTAGTTTATCTTTTTTAACACCATTCCAGTAATTAGTTAAGTCTAACTCAAGCTCATGCTCGAACTTAACACCACCTGCACCCTTTTGGATGATTGGTTTAAAAATAACATCACCAATTCCAATAATCTCAAACACATTTATACTGCTAGACTTTGATGCTTTGAACACATCTTTAAAGGCAACCTTGTTTGCTTTAAGCCATTTACCAATAATGGTCTTAGAGTTTTCTCTATCTTTTGATTTTACAATGATGTCTTTTTTAGGCTGCTCAATAGTAGCATCCTTAAGTAATTTTTTAAATTCTTTTACGAAGTCCATAGTTGACCCAATTATAGTGTATCCTTTATTTAGGTCAAGCGATTATACTTCCTATCCCATTTAGCGATCTGCTGGACAATCTTCTGAGGGGACACGTTATTTCTAAAGTCGTAGTTGAATGTCTTTAGAAAGTAGTGTAGAGTTTTAGAGTCTACTTTTCTCTTACATCGAGACAGTAACACATCTATATCGATGTTTGGTTTGAATACTCTGAAGTCTAGGTATACACAGTGGGCATATGCTTGGATCTCATCAAACTCGGAAAGGTATCTTCTCTCCTCATCTTTCTTCTTATGCCCAACTCGTTTATATGGAACAACGTAGTTACTATAACTGTCGTCCCTACGATCATACTGCATGAAATGGATTAGCTCATGCATGAGCGTTTGTATAAATCGGTATTTGAATCTATCCCATGACTCTGGAGTAAAGATATGAGAGTTGAATTTTCTGGAATGGATGATTAAGGTGCATTGGCGATCTTCGGGAGAGTATTCTCCACCAATGGCGATGAAGTCTCGATAGACTTTAGCCTTAGATTTTTGTTCGATCCACTCGATTTTTGTACGCCACTTCTTGACGTAATTTGAAAGACCTAGAGAGTCATTTTCATACTTGTCTAGGTCTTTCCACACTTTAGCTGGAATGAGTTTAGCACGAAATGGGCGCTCATAAAAGTTGAGCAGACCCATCCAGTCGTAGTTGGCGGTTTCTAGGAAATGCATAGCCTCCCAGAAAGTCTTGCTTAACTAAGTTGCTTCTCCAAATGTGCAAGGACTTTCGATTGTTCCTCTAAGTTAGTGTTATTGAACTCAGTAATGTAGGACATCAGGTCGAAATTAGACAGTATGTTACTATATTTAGTTTCTCGCCCTCTTAGGAATTGCTCGGATTGGTCGGAGCCTCGATCCTTATAACGCTGCTCTAGCATGGTCTGTGGAGCCTTTAAATAGACTACCTGAAGTTCGGTATTCGGGAGACCCATACAAAACTCTAGGAAAGACTGATTGAATACTCGGTCACCTTCGAAAAGGATGTTACAGTTATGGGAGGCGATCCATTCTTGGAGTGGAGGTTGAACAGCCATAGAAAGACGATCTGTTCCAGCAAAGGTTTCACCCTCATCGTACTTACCCAGAACATACAAGTCTCGATCTTGGTTGTAGCTAGCAACTACTAACTTGGCTGGAGTAGTTTCGATCCAGCTTTTGTCTTCCATATACTTACGAAAGAGAGTAGTCTTACCAGTCCCTGGAACACCACCAACGGCGATAATCTTTCGAGTCTTCAGAGTGTTCTTGATCAACTCGACTTTGATCTCGTCTTGAACACCAAATTTATCAATCATCATATTGCTCCAATCATTTCTTTATACTGATTAAGTTTAAAATTATTAACATTATCAAACATATATTTCGCAGACAAATTATCAAACGTATCATTTACTTGGTCTAAAGATAACCCCATACTTAAATACTGTTGAATGGCAAAGTCTGCAGGTTTATTTAATGGGTGACGTTTCTTATACATCTCTTCTGCTAAAATCTGGCACTGCTTGTAATCTAATCCTTGACTTTTAAGAGTCCAGAAGTTTTGATCATCTACCTCATACCCATAAATTTCTGGGTTAAGATTAAACTGAGAAGCATTCGGATTTCGTTTCGTCATAGTTTTACCCAACAAACGTAACGGGTAGATCTCAATGAAAGATAATGGATTATCTTTTTGTAGAATCCATTGTTCTAGTTCATTGAAGTATTCATGTGTGTCATAAGGTAAACCAAGAATAAATCCTGCACCCATTTTAACATCGTCTCCCCATTTCTCTCGTAGCCAATGTAAACGATCTTTTACTTTATTTGGATGCAAACCCTTACCAATCGCTCTTGCGCTTTCGTAGTGTAAACTTTCAATTCCAAAGAAGTTTCCAATTAAACCCATTTCTTTTAGTAAGTCTGCTTGATGCGGAAACTTATTGATAAGGTCAATTCTTAGATAAGCACTAAATTTAATTTTGAATGGTAACGAAGTGAACAATTTATGTATGCTCTCAACTTTATCATTGTCATCGTTAAAAGTATCATCTACGATATAGTAATTAGTGCATCCAGTAGTTTCCCATGTTCGGATTAAATCATCTCTGACTTCTTCAACATCTCTAAGATAAGTACCCTTCTTTTTACCAAGTAGTCCATAACCGCAAAATTTACATTTGAAGATACAACCACGTGCCATCTCTAATGGCAAAGACTCATCGGGTAAGACATTAAAGTCTTCTCTCCACCAATGAGTTCGTATGTTATCCATTTTAGGTTCTTCGTAATCATTAGAAACGATAACCATACTCTTACCATTACTACTTGTGTGGTGTTTACCGAGTAGACTAATATCATTATACTTCAGATATTTTGTATAGGCAATTGTAGATGTATCTGCATATCCTTGGATGTAGCAGTCAATTTCATCATCGTTTTCATTGATTGCTCTAACACCAGCATACACAAGTTTTGCTTTGCTGTGAGATCTAATATAGTCAAACAACTTTAATACATCATCATATTGGATATGTGGATACAAACGTTGCTTTTTATCTTCTGACCATCCCCAGAAAAATGTAGATGAGAACCCAACCCAAAGAGTATCTTGTTCAAGAACTTTTGACATAGCAGAAATGATTTCATCAATAGAGAGATACTGAGTGAAATCAATAACCCTTGCGTCAAAACCTTCATTTTCTAACGCAGAAGCTATTCTATATGGTCCAAGGCTCCGCATTATTCTTGGATAATGGTTATGTTGATGCATTCCACCAGCGAGTATAATGCAGTCTGCCACTTAAACTTTACCTTGCTTAACGTCTTCGATTAGACTAACCAATTCTTCTCGGGTAAACACCCATACACGACCACGGAAAGAGTGGGTAGAAGTATCGGGGTCATGCTTCTTAGAGAATGACAGCTTCTTAATAAACTCACGAGCACAATTCTTGGCCATGGCTTCTTTAATTTCTTCAGCATAGTTGACGTTCTGTTCTTTCAGCGTCAACAGTTCTTGCTCTTGGACTTTATGTTCAACAACGAATTGATTGAACTCATATTTCTCGAGCATGTCATCTGGGTTCACTTTGATGGTGAAACCACTACCAACACCCTGATTAGCAGTAACAACATTATGGGCACTCCAATTACCAACAGCACCAATAGAAGATGGAGTAGTAAGCACTGCGTTAGACATAATGGTTTGTAATCCATTGTTAGTCATAATTTTCAAATCACCATCGTCATTAATAACATCACCAACATTACTCATCACATAGCTCCAATCATTTGTTTATAAGAATCAATTTTTAGTTTATTCATAGCAGGTATATCATATTTGTTAAAGATTTCAATTTCAGTAAGGTTGTATAAATCATCTATCTTAATCCCAGTGTTCAACGCAGTGATCATTTGGAACTCCGCAAATTTATTTTTACTACAAATATCTCTACTAAAATCTGATGCTATCTGTTTGCAAATATCATACGACAGGTTTTGAGATTTCAGTTCCCACTTGATATTGTCTGTTGGAAATGTGTATCCATAGATGTCGGGGTTTAAAGAAAACTCAGAAGTATAAGCATCAAGTCTACCGCCTTTTTGTCGATTAAACAAATATAATGGATAGAAAGAGATTTGTTGCAAAGGGTTATCTGATTCTAGACACCATTTATACAAGTCATCATAGTACTCAAAAGTATCATAAGGCAACCCAAGAATAAACCCAGCGCCGATGTTAACCTTTTTATTCCATTTCTCATGCAACCAATATAATCTATCCTTGACTTTTTGTGGAGACAATCCTTTACCGATACACTTAGCACTATCTGCTTGCAGAGTTTCAATACCAAAGTAGGTGCCAACTAAACCCATCTCAGTTAGCATATCTGCTTGATGCGGAAACTTATTGATAAGATCCATTCTTAGATAAGCACTAAATTGAGGTTTAAAAGGTAACGAAGTGAATACTTTATGTAAAGATTCAATCTTATCATTGTCATCGTTAAAAGTGTCATCAGTAAAGTAGTAAGAAGCAGTCCCTGTGGACTCCCACATCTTTATTAGTTCTTCTTTGATACACTCAGGGTCACGCAGATAAGTGCCTTTCTTTTTACCGAGCAATGGATATGTACAGAACTTACACTTGAAAATACACCCACGAGCAAGTTCAATAGGTAAACCTTCATTTGGTAGAATGTTGTATTGTTTATTCCACCAGTTAGTTGTGATATTATCCATTTTAGGTTCTGGATACTTGTTAGAATCTATAACGTAACTAATGGAATCATCGATAGTAATCTCTTGCACGTCGGTTAGTGGAACACCATCTTTAAGATAGTTTGATAATTCTATAATTGAGTTATCTGCATAACCAACCACATAGTAGTCGATGTTTTTATCAACTAAAGAGAATGGTGCCTTGGCTCCACCATAGACGACTTTAGCAGTACTATGCTCTCTAACGTATGAAATTATCTTATTGATGTCTTCATAGTCAGTCCAGTACATTCTTTCTAGTTGAGATCTATTGTAGAAGTTATCATTCGCCCAAAAAAATGTAGATGAGAAACCAACCCATAAGGTGTCAGAAGTTAAATTCTTGCTTATGACTTTAATAATTTCATCAACTGTCATATTAACAACATAGTCAATAACAGTTGTGCTATATCCAGCGGCTTCTAACGAAGTCGCTACACGATATGGTCCAAGACTCCGTTGAACTTTAGGGAAATGTTCAGGAGTCCAAGTACCACCAGTTAAAATAATACAGTTAGACAAAATTATCCAGCCCAATTAATAAAGGTTGATCATCAAACATCATCTCAAGTCCACTCAACTGCCCTGTCGCTAAGAAGTCTCCGAATCTTTCCTTATTGATACCACGCTTGTGAATATGTATGCTGTTAATAGTTTCTTCTCTAGAATCCCACATCACTTGCCATTCAATACCAGCCCATCCATCACGTTCAGCCACTTGAATCTCTTCAGCTTGTCGATCAAGGTAATAGCTAAGATATCTACCATGCTTAGTTCTAAATAGTTTCTTAAAGGAACATAGGCAGGTTTCCATTGTAAAGTAGTCTACTTGACTAGCCAACGATGGAAACCGATCTTTCATCTCAGATCTAATTCCGTTGCCAATAGACTCAAGTGTAGCGTACTCGCTTCCAGTGAGTTTTCGATCCATATCGTCATCCTGCCCAATGGCAAGAAGAAGTCCATTACGATGAGAACGGGAACCATCATAATCATCCAGCATGAGAGAAGTAGGCTCACAAATAATACCAGCAGTGTGTTTAAGATGCTGCATGTAAAACCAAGTAGAATATCTACCAAACTTGTGCAAGTTTCCTTTAAGTACGCTCCACAACGCATCAAAGTTTTGAGACTCATTGTCCCCGTAGTACGATTCGAGTTTTTCACGTTGAGATCCATTTCCAATAAATTTCTGATATGATTCGAACATCGCAGGTAGATGCCCTTTGTTCCACTTTGTATCTGTCTGGTAACGTAGACGTTTGTAGTTCTTAGAATTCCAATCAGTGATACGTCCAAGGTCAGCCAGTTCGTAGTCAGGGAATTCGTTCTTCAATACCCATGCAGTTGGAAGTTGATAGGTGTTACCATATAACCACGCAAGCCAGATACGTTCTTCATCATTATGTTCATATCGATCATTGAGATAGTTCGTAGCCCATACTGCTGGATCACAATCATTATACTGAAGTGACCAAGCATACCAACGGATGAATGCTTCACGTCGGTTTTCTTTTAAACGATAATCCATTATTTCAAAAAGTCTTCAAGTGATGGTTGATCCATTAACGCTTCGCGCAACCAAGACTTACCAACAGTATCAATTGCAGTCTGTGTCTTGGCTTTCTTCTTCTCACCCCATGTGTAAGATTCCAAACCCTCAGCAAGGAATTGCGCACGAGCCTTTGCTGGTGGTAATGCTTGAAGTGGGTTTACAATGGATTTGTCTCTGTAGGCAATTTGCTCGGCACGTGTAGGGAATAGTGGTTGGTCTGAGCGGAGTGAACCAGTGGGATCAACTGCCCAAAAGACCAACCCATTGCGATTGTGCCAGCTGACAGAGGATGGGGTACAAGAGATTTTAAGTCGTTGGATCTTTCGTTCTTCGACTGCGTATTTGATCCACGCATCCCAGCATTTGGACGCATAACCTTTACCTTCTTGACCTTCGATGGTGACGATTTCGTAGAGGTTGGCATATCCATCCCGATTAAATGTAGCAAAGATTAGAGAAACGACTTCACCGTTGACTTCATAAGCCATCGGAAGAGACTTATCGTAGTTATGGAAACGAGTCCACAATGAGTGTGCAGCCGATAAGAACTTAGTGTTCTTACCAGCTGGACTGCTTTCGATAAGCTGTTGTACTTTTGTTGAGTTCACAAGAATCATAATTGATAATCCACTGCACCTTGGATGTCTACTTTCTCTAAAAGATGAGACAAGTGTTCATCGATAGTATGATAGATGTTCATAGACAGCGGTACAGTTGTATAGTTTAAATTGGCGCGTTTTGCAACGTTAGCCGTAGAAGTAATTATACACCCAGAATCCAAAACTGTCAAGTATAATGGACGCTTGCCATTGCGATATGCTCGTAGGGTTCTATCTGTATGCAACTCACAAACAGCAAGACTTGCATCTTTCCAATGCTCTAGTGGGCTGTAATCAGCGAGGGAACGGAGTAAGAGTTCGGTGTCGTTCTTTCCATCGCATGCGTATCCGTGCAAGACTTCCCAATCAGCAGGATCGTGCTGAGTAATAACACCATTATGGACAATTGATGTTGATTCATTTGCTATCGGTTGGTTATACAATAAATCGCTAGTGCTATATCTACAGTGACCAATAAGGTAAAGAGTACCATCGTCATCAACCATATCCTCCAAATCATCTAGTTTTCTGAACTCATCCGCTGGGACAGGTTCTTTAAAAGTATGGATTACCCCACCTTTGAGGTAGGACAATCCAGTCGCATGTAAACCACGAATACGAGACTCGTGGAATACACTTCTAATCATATCAAAGTGAGTTGCTGTGGGTTTTTTAATCACAGCACCGATAACAGCACACATTAAAAGAAGCCTTCAAGTGAATTAGATTTCACAGACAATGGATGATACTTATGAAGTTCTTCAGTACCCAACTTACGTTCGCAGTAGTCGTACCACTCTTTGTCTTCCCACATACCTTGACTCACACCATTCCATAAGTGACGAGCAGAGCCGTCTTCATTCTTATGACCTGGATGTTCTTTGTCAAGACGACGAGACTCAACATATTCATAACGACAATCTTCGTATGCCTTGGAACCCAACTCAAGCATCTTCTCACGGAAATAGCATACCAAAGAAATACGCTCGGCATTCTCGTCACCAAGAACAATTGGAGTATTACCATGCATAACTTCATGGTTATTAATCAATAGTAAATCACCTGGACGCACGTTAACAGCAACACGATACTCTGGAGCGATCAAATAACCACCAGTGTAATTACCATTGTTAGAAAGAACCAACAAGTTAGATAAACCAGTCTGTAAGTCACCAGCATCGTAGTGAGCAGCAGTTCTGAAAGTCTTGTTCACTGTGATTGTAGTGAATGGAGTTCCTGGAACTAAGAAGCCTTGATCGATTTTCTTGGCAGCTTCCATCTGATTATTGTAACGCCATGGGAGCAAGTCTTTAAAACCTTTAGCAAGAGTCTGCAGGAATGGGAATGCCATGGCAAACTTTTCTGGCTCTCTAGCAGTATAGCTTGTTGCACGACCATAAGGGATGCGTGGATAACGATCGAACCAACCAGCAATACCAGACATAACACCATTGGCGTAAGTAGTTGAACAGACGTAACGCTTAACGACGCGCTCTGCTTCTTTCTTCATGTCATCTTCGTTCATGCCTTTAGTGGCAGCAACCCAAGTCTCAAAGTCGAAGCCATCTTTCTTAACTGCTTGGATACCCCAAACGTTGTTACGTGTAGATGGTTGGTCTTTCTTACCCTTGTGTGCTGCTTTAATATCCTCTACTGGATCAGCACCAAACAAGTTAGCCTTTGGGTTAGAGAAATAATCAATGATGTCATATTCATACTCAGTCACCCATTCACGGTTACCAAGTTTCTCTGCACGTGGACCAGCAGCCATACCACGGTTCTGTGTCTCTACTGCAGCTTCTTTAAGACCAGCATAAGCTGCGTCCTGTTGCTCTTTACTGAAGTAGTTCTTACGGAACTTAAACGCAATGCGTAGTTCATCAGTACCCTTGTCGCAACCAGCACAGTCTTTACCAGTACCGCAGTCAGCTTGAGTCGCAATGTCACAGTTAGCTGGCATATACACGTCAGCGTCTTCATCAACCAAAATGTCGTAATGTGATTCATCTAGGAATTGTCCTTGTAGATGAGCGCAGTCATACTTTCTTTCTGCTACAATTACTTTAACCATTTCTCTTCTCCTTAAAATTTCCAACCGTCAAAACTCTCAGCCTTAGCACGTTGACCAAAATCACTCTTGTCGAACATCGGAACATCATCTTTCTTATGTCCTGCGTCCATCAAACCTTCTTGTGCGGATGCTTCCACGTCGTAAAGTTTCATCTTGGCACGATCAACTCCGATAACAAATCGTTTGTAAAAACCTGGATCGTTGTAACGATTCTTAAGTTGTTTAACGATAATCTGATTCAACTGCTCTAATTCTTCATTACTTACCAAAGCGAACATAAAGTCAGCAGTGGCAGGTAGTCCGAAAGATTCTGAGGTATCTTCCAGACCTGGATCGCTGTTAGTGTAACCTGAACGAGTAGTCTGAGTAGCCGATACGATCGGTACGTTATACTCAACTGCAAGACCACGTAACTCTTCAGCGATTGCCTTAATATATGTATAAGAGTTAACTGAGCCACCTTGCTTCATTCTTTGAGAAGCACAGATGTTCAAATAGTCAATCATAATGATGTCGGGTTTAAATTCCCGTTTCAGTTTCAACTCTTCAAGCAATGCACGGAAGTGTCCAGCATGGGCACCAGCAGTTGGATATTCTTTGATGATCAGTTTACCTTGAGTCTTCTTGGCCAGCTTAGCCAGTCGTGATTCGTAGATATCCTTGTCAATCACTTTCAATTCGTCCATGGTTAGGTTAAGAAGGTTCGCATCAATACGTTCAGCGATACGTTCTTCAGCCATCTCCATTGTTATGTATAAAACATTTTTACCAGCACTTAGAGCACCAGCAGCAACGTGACACATAAACAAAGACTTACCGACACCAGTACCAGCCAGTACGATATTGAGTGTTTTCTTGGACAAACCACCCTTGGTAATCTTGTTGAACATCTCAAGGTCGAAGGCAACCTTCTCTTCAATTCGATGGTAAAACTCATAACGAGAATTAGCGTCGTCAATATAATCATGACCAACGTGATTGTCAAAAGAAACGGCAAGAGCATCAGAAAGGATAGAAGGAATTGAATCGGTAGTATATGTCTTGTCACGCCCTTCTTGGATTCTGATTGATGTGAGGATTGCATTATACACCGCCTTGTCTTTACAAAACTTCTCTGTGTTTTCAACTAACCATTCTTCATTGATTGGAGCATCAACAAGAGTATCAATAAACGAATTTACTTCAACAAGTTCTTTGTCATTGATATCAGTTCGGTTACTTACTTCAATTGCCAGAATCTCTTTTGTTAATGGCTTGTTATACTTCGTGAAGAATTCTGAGATCTCGCTGATAACGATGGACTCTTTTCTGTCGATAAAATACTCACGCTTAAGAAACGGAATTACTTTTCGACAGTAGTTCTCATCATAAATCAGTCTGCTCAGAATCTGTTGTTCTAATCTCATCAACCCCGCCTGTGTAGGAAATACTATTTTGTTGCAATTGTTCCATAAGAATAAATTGCAACAAATCACCAAGATATTGCTCTAGTTCTTCTTTGATATAAGTGACACCTGAGTCTTCATGCACCTCATACTCGAAGTGCATTTTACAAGTGTCACCCTGTTCATCAAAGCGAACCGCACCGTAAGAGAAGATTATACCTGAGTAATCACCTTCTGTCAACTTCAGTCGATCTTGTCCGCCACTGCGACTTTCCAAGACAACGAATGGTGGTTTCGCTAGATGATCACTCATCGAATTCTAAACTCTCTAGAGTTTTATCCAACGCATCTGATTGAATCATATCAGACTGTCCCATAGAGTATTTGTTCTTGATGTAATCATAGAACGACTTCTGAGTCAGTAAAGGCATCCAGAACTCTTTGGTATCAGTATCTTTTAGACGATACTTCTTGTCTTCAACTACACCAGTCTCTTGGTTTACTTGCGAATACCAACCATTGCTAGGCTTGATAACGTGTCCTGATTCGAGTGCAACATCAAGAAGACCGCTCCACTTGCTAATACCGCCATCAAAAGATACGGAGACAGGGATTTTAGATTTTTCTTTAACATAACGAGACTTTTCAACGTTGATAATGAAGTTGTAGCCGATGACTTCAGTACCTTCTTTTTCTTGCTGGCGTCCCAAGATGAAGATGTTGTCGGCTGAATAATAAGAGCCAGTACCACCACCAACGATATCCTTAGGATACAAACCGATTTCCTTATATGTATGGTTCACTACAACCATCGGAATGTCTTTGATAGACAAGTGAGGTGTAACCATACGAAACAAAGACTTCATCTGTTTGGCACGAGACATATCGGCAACAGACTTACCATCCAAAGCATCATCAACTTCTTTCTTAGAAGCCAAGTTACCGATGGAGTCAATAACAATCATCAGACGATCTCCACGATCTACGTTCTGAAGTTGTTGCATGATGTCGAACTTCAATTGCTCTACATCAGTGATAGGTGTATGGAGAACACGATTAGTATCAATACCAAAGGAATCAAAGTAAGACTGTGGAGTACCGAATTCAGAGTCATAGAACAACAGAGCAGCGTCAGGGTATTTGTCAAGGTAAGACTTAGCCATCAACAAAGAGAACGCAGTCTTAAAGTGTTTCGATGGACCAGCCCACATTGTAAGACCTGGAGTGAGACCACCATCAAGACGACCAGAAAGGGCTACGTTGATGATTGGAATTGAAGTAGGAATCATATCCTTCTTAGTGAAGAACTTAGATACGTTAAGGACAGCAGAGTCCTTAATCGTAGTGTTCTTCTTGATTTTATCAAGAATGCTCATTGTTATCCTTACAGAGATTTATACAGGCTAGACTGCGCTACGAATTGTTGTTTCCAACCCCACTCATCGAGAACCAACTGATTGAAGATATGTTCTTCAACTTCGATGATTTCTTCCACAGACAATTCCAACATACGAATTGCTCGGTTATAGTTATCGGCATAGTTCATTGGTGCTGGTGGCATCTTCTGGAAAGTAAACTTCTCCAGATCTGATGTGTTAGCGATCTTCAAATTAGCTTTGGCAACCTTCAACACACCAACTTTATAATCTACTACAGCTTCGTCATAATCTGCCACGTGCTTGGTTGCGTTTTGTTTAACGATCGCCAGCAACTCGAGACGATTCATCTTTACACTATTCATAACATTCCTTCTAATATCTTGCATTTACTTCAACCACTCTAACAGAGCTTCTTCATTCATCAAACCTACATGACGTTTGACCTCATTCTCTTGAGCATCAACTAAAATCATAGTTGGAACAGAACGAACTTTGAACTGTTGAGTGAGCATAATGTTCTCATCAATATTCACATCTTCGATTGGAACTGTGACTTTATCACCAGCGCCTTTAACTACCATGGATAATCCTTTACATGGACCACACCACTCAGCGTAAAATTTAAAAACTTTCATATTCATCTCCTAAAAATATATTATACACTATCCCCATATGCAAAGCAATTATTTCTGGGGAACATCAAACACAAATGTAACTCTTACTTCATTACCAATATTCTTAGTTCCATGGGGTAATTTATTATTGAACCATAGCAAGGTTCCAGGTTCTACCGTAACAGATTCATCGCCTACTGTGTATATGTATCTGCCTTGGATGGACAGATGATAGCGGTCTCTGGTTTGGTAGTATTGTCCAATGTCAACATGCTGTCCTACTTCGCCACCAACTGGGAGTGAAAGAAAACCGCAGCGACTGACTTTCTTAAAGTGTCGTTTGGCAAAGCCAATAACTTCAGTGTGGTGTTTGATAGCTGGAGTTGGAATACAAATATCTGTATCTCCAACGTAGTCTCCAATGTTTTCTATACCACCCATAACAAGTTGTAACACACCAGCTTGAACATCTGGGAATCCATAGGTAAGCATGGACTTTGCTCCATCCATTCTTGTTTGAACTCCCCAGTCTTCTGGGTGCTTCTCCAACTGTGCCAAAATCTTTGATACATTTAGATTAGTTTTAATAATGCGAATGTTACTCATACTCTTGGACCTAACACCCATCCAACTAAACTTTTTCTAATCCCAGTTTTGATCGGCAATACTTCATGCATTAATCCAGAATCAAAGAATGTAATAGACCCATATGCTTTGTTAAATTCAAAAGTAGTATCGCCGTTATAAGCAAGAACTTCTCCACCTGTATATGTATCTGGGTGAGATAGCTGTAAACTAAATGAAAGCGAACGTCGCATGCCAGTATATGATTTAGTTTCATCTACATGTGGTCCATAAAACCCAGCATAAGATGAGTCATATTCTGTATACTGTAATAACTCTAACCCATACAAAGTTTTGTTAAAGTTTATACCATTTGCATGTTTTACAGCTTGCGATAGTCTTTCATATAACCAGTCAGAAGACGGATCTTGAAGAAAACTAACATTAGATCTTCTAACATCATTATGTACCTCACTAGAAGAACCAATTAACGCAGGTCTTAATTGAAGTTTACTTATATCTGATAACAGACAATCTATCTCCTCTTGAGAGAAAAAAGACTCAACGCATATCGCTGGCTTATAGGATTCTTCTTTATATAATGGGTAGTATCTATGATTAACCAAAGAAATCCTCCAATGAACTTTCTTCTTGTGTTCTCCAACCAAGGGGTTGAATAACAATCTGGAGGGCATCAAGAAATACCTTTTCAAATTGTTTGTCGTAATCAATATATGTATTCAATCCAAATTCAGTTGGTAACTCTTGGCTGAATGCAATCACATCTTCCTGTAGAGGATTCGGCGTACGAACATATACAAATTTGATCTTATCACCATCGCGAATCGCAGCATACTTCTTATCGATGCCGTGCTTCTTGATATAGTGATTGTAAAGCAGTGCACCACGAACGTGGATTGGAGTACCCTTAGAATAGATTGGAGAACCAGCGTACTGTTTCATACCATTTACACCACGAGGGAATGCGACGTCAGCCAGAGGCATCTTGTCGAATTCCTTTTTGAACTCTGTGACATACTTATGTAGTTCTTTTTCGTCACCCAAAAGGATAACATCAATAGAGTCTTTCAGTTTACTACGAATGACAGCTGGTGTCGAAGACTTAACCATCTCAAGACCCATAACCTTAACCTTAGGCTTGGCAAACTGCACACCTTCAGAATTATGGACGTTCATAATGTAACGCTTCTTCGCAGTCCAGATGGCTTTATCAGCAAGAACTTCTCGCTTCATAACCATCTTCTGAGAATATGCATTCATGTACTGAGCCAATTCCTGATAACCAGTGTCAATGAATGGTTGGAAAATCTCTTCACAGACTTTGTCCATGTACTTGATCTTTTGTTCAGTAGTCTTACCAGCACATGTGTGTTCAACTAAAGTCTCAAGAGTTAGATAGATTGAGTCAGTATCGATGGCAATGATGTAATCTTTACCTTCGGTCTTCATCACCTTGTTCATGTAAGCATTGATCTTGTTAGCCATCCAACGAATAGACAACTGACCAGATGTGGTAATACCTTCAGCCATACGAATATCAAAGTATCGGAAATACTGATTACCCATAGCACCATAAGCAGAGTTCAGTGCAATCTTCATTGCCATCTGCAGGTTGTTTAGTCGACTGATGTCTTTTAGAAGATGAACCTTAGACTTATCATTCTGATACTCTTGTTCGACACCAAGCATCTGCTTCTTGAACTTGGAACGATCCTTGTACATCTTCTCCATCAACTCAGGCATAAAGCCTTTAATGTCTTTACGATAGCACCAACCGTTGGCAGTTACAGTTAGATCTCGCTTGTGTGCGTAGCTAGTATCAACTTCTTGGTTGAGCAGCTTATCAACAGTCACTGGCAGTTTCTCTGAAGTCAGAGTCTCTGGTGAGATGTTGTATTGCATAATCAAGTGAGGATACAGAGAGTTCAAGTCGAATGATGCAACCCACTTGTGAAGACCAATCAATGGATCCTTAACGAACGCACCTTCAAACTGCGCATCTTTACCAGAGTAAGACTTGGCTGGGATGACAATACCCTTAGCTCGCAGATGGTTATAGATGATAGAGTCCCACATACGAACTTGTGAGTAAACGTCTTCCATATTGATCTTGGCTTGGTACGCCATCGTGAGATGCAACTCAAGCAGACGCATCTTGTCGTCCATTCGGTCAACCAACTCTACGTCATGAATATTATACTCAACGAATTGTTGCCAATGGTTTGTGTAGAAGTCCTTGAATGAATCACCTGGATTTTCTTTCTTACGATCGCCAAGTTCTTGTTCAGCAATGTAATCAAGACGATAAGACTCTTGCTTTTGGTAAGTGTACTTTTTGTAGAGTTCTAGATAGTCTAGCTGAGCAATACCCACGATGTCGTAGTGAATCTCTTCATTACCTTTGATGAAAGTCTTACGCTCATTGACATAACCCCATGGGCTAATCTTGTTGGCAAAAGAGTCACCAAGTTCTCGAGTGATACGTCGAACCAGATATGGCATATCGAAGAAGTCAGTGTTCCATCCTGTAACAGCATCTGGGTAGTTGCCCTGCCAGAAAATCATAAACTCTTTAAGGAGTTGCTGTTCGTTGGAGCAGTTGATATAAACCAGATCATCACGATTGTGAACGAACGCACCAACACCGAATGTGATGATACGCTTGGTGAATAGATCTTTAATCGTGATCAATGTCACTTCTTCATTGGCAGTCTTGATGTCGGGGAAACCAGACTCAGTCTTTGTCTCAATGTCGATGGTAAAGATCTTGAATAGATCCATGTCCCAGTTGACAAGGGTATCGTAAGTATCACTGAGATATTGATAGGCGTAGTTGGTCTGTCCATAGACTGGGAAACCTTCGATGCCTTCGTAACGTTTAATAAAGTCACGAGTCTCGCGGATGGATCCAGGCTGGACTTCATCAACGAACGTACCCTCCAGTGTTTGCCACTTGGAGGGTTTCTTTGCTGGGACATAGAGAGTTGGGGAGAAGTCGACTTTGCGTTTATATGGTCGACCATTCTCATAACCACGCACAAGGATCTTGTCTCCGAATGCGTGGGCTGATGTGTAAAATTCCATTAGTTCTTTCCGTACATTAACATCATTGCGTCATAGGCGCAATCATGAACTGGATGGTGTTTGATAACTTGTGCTCGTTCAAACTCTGGATGATCAACACCACAGTAACCATTTGATGTGCCGTACAAGATATCTACTGCAGTGCGAACGTCACGCCACTGTGCGTATCCTGTCAACGGCTCCATGCCTAATTTCGTAGCCAATGAATCGATGGCTAACTGGTCAAGGGAACCACGCGCCCACATAGTTTGCTTACGTGAGTCTGAGTGTTTGTTCATATAGTTATGAAGAATCGTCATACCATCTTCGGCTGATACGTCTTCGCTAGATGGGTCAAGAGAAACCCGACGAACATACTCGTGTTGATTCTTCCACCACTCAAGTGTGGACAGAGTTACAGTGCGCCCGATCTTCGCCTGTTCTTTAGCTTTGAATTTAACAAAGCAAGCGCCATCCAACATCTCTTGATAAGATGGTTTCTTTTCTGGGTCGAAATACACTAATGCTGCAGATAGAACTACAGCATTAGATTCTACACCAAGTGTTTCAACGTCAAACATAAACATTATCGAGACTCGCCTTCTTTTGTAAACAGAACCCTAATCTTATCTTCTTTTGACCAAGATTTCAAATATGAATTGTCTACATCGCAAACTGCAAGAGCTTCTTCCTCAGAGATAACTCGATGAGATGTAATCTGTTCACCTAGCCACTCTTGCGAAAACTCTTTTGCAGTTTCCATTGTTACATCATCAAGCGCATACTCTGGATGATCAGCTGGTGCTTCAATCACATAGCGCATACGAAAGGTGGAGATTGTATCCACTATCACCCATACTTTATCAGACATTTTGATTTCTTTCAGCTTCGTGTTTGTCGCACAGGGTACGAATCCAACCACCGCTACGACGTTCGCCTTTATCACCACATGTTTCACAAGAATGTTCAGCCCATGCTTCTGCAATACGAACCATGCCATGAATTTGTTCGTCACCACCATCGTAGTAGAAACGAAGACCACCAAACTTTTCTTTAATCTGAGCAACTACTACCTGTTCAACAACTTGTTCTTTCCTATTAGCCCAGTCGATGTGATGTTGGATATTGGCACAAAGAGTTTCAATGATGTGCCACCAACCTTTACCTACTGCAAAGCCACCATATGCTCCAACAAACATGGCAGGGTACTTCTCTTCCATTCGCTTAGCGAAGTCATCATACTCTTTCAATTCATCCATAATTATTTCCTAAAGTTAAATGGGCATTTACTTATTTTCACATTCTTACGAAAAGGCGAAAACATCTTATACAACTCCGCCAATTTAGTATGTGGGTTTGTTTTCTTAATTGTGGTCGTCACCCAACCCAATTTAGTATACTTCTCAATTAAATCAAAATCAAATTCCTGTTCTAGTTTAACTGTGCTGCCATCTTTAGGATGGAATCTCAAATAGAACAATGGGTCACCACGTTTGATATTAATGTAAATTCGATTAGTATTATTTGGTGTAGAATTTTTAACAATAGAAGCAATTTCTACACTACGGATCCAATCTCTGATATTGAATTTACCACTAACAATCATAGTCTTATTAACGAAATCACTCTGATGGTAGTAACAAGGAACAGTTTCAATCTCAACATCATCATCTGTCATAAACAACAGAAAATGATTCAAAGAAAATAAAACGTCACCAGTCTCTGGAGCATCATTAACTCTATGTTGTAAATATTTCTCTACAAAGTCACGATCTTTATCTAATTTAACAGTTCGTTCTACTGGATCGATCATGATAGAAACATCAAACGGTGCTCTAAAAATGTACGTATTTTTAAACGTGTCTATGAATGCTGGGCATGTATAATGTAACATCCCAGACTGGGTTTTAGCTAGATTCGGTAACAACTTTTCTGGAGGAATTGCTACAACATTATCTGCTCCCATAGCTTCTATTAGATTAAATGCAGCATTAGTTGATATCATCCATCTAACTAAACTCATATTAACCCCAAGTTCTATGATTTTCAGCGATGTGTTCAATACCATCATACTCACCGATGTGCCAGTTAATTCCATCTGGGATTTCCACAACAGCTAACTCTGCACAATCACCCCATGATGCCTCACCCATCT